AATAAATGCGAATATTTTTTAATACTATCAGAACTATTTAACGCAATCGCATATCCGCAACTTTTGTCATTAATAAACAACTCTTGGAAGATTCCTTTTGCCCTCTTTTTAGCAGTCATGGTTTTATCAGGAAAAAACAGCTCTTTTAAATCTTTAAAGAATTTGTCGGCAACATCGTCCAGTTCATAATTATATCTATAAATAAGGCCAAACTTTTCTCCTTTATCAAGAAACCTGTTTACACACAGTCTGCCAAAATAGGTTGTCTTACCGCCAGTACGGTTTGTAGTACACATATAGATTTCTGGTTTTTTTCCGTTTAAGTCCAGCATTGACAAAAGTTTTGTTCCATCGTAATATTTTTTCATATATTAGTACTCCTTATTAAGATTTATTATACCACAACTATTTACTTTTGTAAAGTTTTATGTTATAATTAATTGTGAAGTAAAGAAAGAGAGGAGAAAGATATGGAGCAGTTTTACCCTATTTTTTGTGCCTTGGCTTTTAATCTTGTAGACTTACTGACAGGGATTGTTTCAGCGGTTAAGGATAAAGAGATTAAATCGTCAAGGCTCAGAGATGGTTTATTTAAAAAAGTGGGGTTTATTCTGTGCTACGCTGTTGCATGGGGCATTGATACCTACGGATACCTCGTTGGGTTTGACCTAAGCGTAGCAATACTACCAGTAGTTATCCTATATTCATGTACTACTGAACTGGTTTCTATTCTGGAAAATATATCAAAAATCAATCCAGATTTATTACCAGACAAATTAATGGATATGTTCCACGTTAGCAAGGAGTGATGATATGCACAAATTCAGTACAGTGAAAAGCGGTTCATACGGTACAGATGTGATTGTATTACAGACAGTCCTTTCCTTATTACATTATACAGGAAAAGACGGAAAGCCACTGACAATTGACGGTGAGTGTGGCACGAATACTGTGTACGCCATAAACAGTTTTCAAACAACGATGAGGGCATACGGGTTTGAGTGTGGTACAAATGGTGCAAATGATGGGTGCTTTGGAAAAAACTGTTGGAAAGTGCTGGGGGTGATGTAAATTGCCGGACATTAATAAAGCGTATTCATGGGCAGTCAATACCTGTAATGCACCGAACGTTGGATATTCTCAAGCGTATAGAAATCAACAAACCATAGGTGGTATAACCTATTACGACTGTAGCAGTTTCATCAATTATGCGTTGTTAGCTGGCGGTTGGGAAACACCAGAATATGCACCTAATCATAACCCGTTTACAACAGGTATAGAAATAAATGTTCTGTTATCACTAGGTTTTACCGATGTTTCTAGCGATCCTGAATATCTTCCGGGGGACATTGGATGGACTTCTGGTCATACTGAAATGTGCTATAAGGGTGGAACAGGAAAAGGAGTTTTCATGGGGGCTCACACAAGTAACGCACCTCTCGCAAATCAGGTGTCAATCGGAAGCTCAAAAGGTGATCCAAACCATGAACGCTCTTTTCCTAGGAGATTCAGATACGGCTCAGGTGGTGCTTCTGGTTACGGGTGTTCCGTGTATGTAATCGCAGCTATTGCCGGAAATCTCAGGCAAGAATCAAATGTAAACCCCGGTATATGGGAAGGGTTACGACAGGGAACATGGACAGAGTTAAAACATGGGTATGGTTTAGGACAGTGGACAAACACTGGTGGAGATACACACGGAAGACTTTATAAGTTACATGAATGGCTGTCAACACACGGATATGCGGATGATAGTGGTGAGGGTCAATGCCAGTATATCATAGAAGAAAATGTGTGGTACTCTACAGGCGAAGCAAGTGCCTACTCTTCACTTTCTGAATTCCTTGCATCCAGTAGCACTGACATTACCCATTTAACACACGCTTGGAACATAGGTTGGGAAGGTATTCACGATAGTTCGTGGGACACCCGTGTGACGTATGCAAAAGAAGCGTATCAGTATATTGTAGACCATGGCAACGATTCAAGTATTACACAATGGATTACAGGTAATAGGTACTTGAATGTTGGAGAAATGCTAAACAATTCTGTAATGCTTTTTAGGTTTTTTAGTGCCGGGGGTGGTGGCGGTGGTACACCGTCAAAGAAAAAAGAAAAAATGCCTGTATGGATGATGGTACGATATAGGTAAGAAAGGAGAATAGTAATGTTTGAAAAAGGGTTATACAAACATGAAGAGGGATTCACCGTACTTGTAACAGAAGACGGTAAGATTATGTTATCGCCAGACCACCCTCTTTCCATGAGATTAAGTGAACTTTTTAATACAGAAAAGTGGACAAGAGTAGAGTGAAAGGAGTAACGTATGGCTGTTAAAACAATGGAAGAAATCCTGGAAAGCCTTAGAGGTAGGTTCGGTGATGAGCCAACAGATGATGATATCGCTATGTTAGAAGATATCACAGACACTTTTACAGACTTTGAAGAAAAAACAAGTGATGCTACAAACTGGAAAAATAAATATGAAGAGAACGACAAAGCATGGAAGAAAAAATATTCAGACCGTTTTTTCAGTAAAGACGGTGGTAAGGATTATCCTGCTGAACAAGAAGACCTCGATGATAAACCTCTGAAAACATTTGATGATTTATTTACAGTAAAGGAGTGATAATAAATGCCTAGAAGAATTGCAAACAGTACACTTAATGCGTCAACGATTGACATTATGAATGTAATCCGACAGAACGCAAGCTATGACTATCAGCAAAATGTGCCTACAGTGCAGAACGTAACAGACATTCCCCGGGTTGGTGAAGTAATCTATGGCACACCCGCATTTGCGAATCAATTTTTAAATGCACTGGTAAACCGTATCGCAATCGTGCGTATGCAGAGCGCAACATTTAACAACCCGTATTCCATGCTCAAAAAAGGCTATCTGGAATTTGGTGAAACAGTAGAAGACATTTTTGTTTCCATCGCTAAAGCAGTGGACTTTTCCAGTGAAAAAGCAAGTGGAAGAGAATTTAAAAGAACAATGCCAGATGTACGGTCAGCATTTCATGTAATGAACTGGCGTGTAATGTACCCGGTAACCATTCAGGATATGGACTTACATCAAGCATTTCTTAGCATTGATGGCATACAGAATCTGATTGCAAAAATCGTAGATGCTGTTTACACTGGTGCTGAGTATGACGAGTTCCTGTTATTCAAATATCTGCTTATTAAAGCTATTTCACATGGGAAAGTAGCGACTCAGTCAATCGTTGTGGATGCTGACTTGAAAACAAGTGCAGTTGCTTTCCGTGGAACTAGTAACCTGTTACCGTTCGTGAGTTCTGATTACAACAGTGCTGGTGTGAAAACAAATACACCGAAAGACAGACAGGTTATTTTTATGGATGCTAACTTCAATGCGTCGTTTGATGTGAATGTACTGGCAAGTGCATTTAACATGGAAAAAGCGGACTTCCTTGGAAGACTGTTTATCATCGACAAGTGGGACACTTTTGACAACGAACGGTTTGACATTATTAGAGATAACTCTGACGGACTGGAAGAGGTTACAAAGGAAGAACTGGCATTGATGAAAAAAGTAAAAGCAGTGCTGTTAGATGAAAACTGGTTTCAGGTGTATGATAACATGAATAAGTTTACAGAGAAATACGTTTCCTCTGGCCTGTACTGGAACTATTTTTATCATACATGGAAAACAATTAGTAGTTCACCATTTGCTAACGCTGTTGCGTTTGTGGATAGTACAGCAGAAGTTGCACTTCCGGAAACACTTACGTTGCACTGGGATGCAAAAGACGAAACAGAAAATGCAATCGCACTGATAATGCATGCAGATGCAGAGGGTGTTACGCTTGCACCTAACGAAGTGAACTTTGTTCAGACGGATGCACTTACTACAGCTGGTATTGCAGTACAGAAATATGGTGGTATGCTTGTACCGCACAGTCAGTCAGCTACGGAAATGACAATTGTAGCAAACATCGGCGAACAGTTGTATGAAGCTACTACAGCAGTTACACCTACAGCGGTACAGGTGAATGATACTTTAACACTCAATAAAAAATAATCTACAAGGGGTAGGGATAACAGCCTACCCCGGAAACGAGGTAATATGGCAAAACAGTTTTTAGCTGATACAGTTGACATTACAGGGCACGCATATCCTACAGTAGGAGAGAATATTAGAAAAGGTGCAAAAGACCCTAGCACTATTATTAGTGCATTTACCGATGATACAGACAAAGCAAAAATGACAGATGCGCTGAATGTTAGTTCAGAGGATTTAAAAAACGCTGTTGTAGCTATGCTCAGCGGTGAAAGGTTTCATTTTGGTAGTCTGGATGCTGAGCCATTGACAAGTGAACAGGTGACTAAAATAAAAACGTTTCTTGGGATTGTGTAGGTGATTAAATGTATATTCAGCCACAAACAAATATAAGAATTTTAAAGGATGTACCTTTAGATACGACTTATGAACACACTATTTACTTTAGTAGCGCAAGCGCACAGCAAACTTATTTTGCTGGTAAACAGAAGTATAACTTGGGTAGTTATACATACCAAAGAGTGAATAAGAGCATTACAAGAGTTGGCATTAAAGCTGACAGTTTGTATGACTGTAATTACATGATGTTTCAGAATACAGCATATGGCTCAAAATGGTTTTATGCTTTTATCACTAGCGTTGAGTTTGTGAACAACGAGTGCTCAGAAATTACGTTTGAACTGGATGTAATGCAGACTTGGTTTTTTGATTATGTCATGGAGTACTCTCTTGTGGAGAGGGAACATGTTGACGATGATGTGGCTGGATTTCATATCGAGCCGGAAAACGTGGATCTCGGAGAGTATGTATTTAATGATTATAAAAACTTATCTGCTGTATTAAACCCGTTAGCTGTTTACATTCTGGTAAATGACACGGATGAAGCATCTTCTGGAAACGTGTATGACGGTGTGTACGGTGGTTGCACGTTGTACGCATACAATACTACTGATACAGCTGGAATAAATGCACTGATTAACAATTACAATCAAAAACCAGATGCTATTGTAGGTATGTATATGGCTCCTGTAATTGGTACAGGTCAAGCTATTCCTAATGGCGGTATGACCGTTAAATACTCAGCTAACGCTTATACTGTTAGTGGTGAATCAGAAGCGGTAAATGTTGGTTCATGGGAGATTGATGGGTATAAACCAAAGAACAGAAAACTGTTTACTTATCCATACAATTTCTTTTCCATCGGAAACAATGATGGCAGTAGCTTGGCGTTGAGATACGAATTTTTTGACGGAAGAAAACCGCAATGGAATATTAGTGTACCTATTACGATGCCTATTCAATGCACTTTAAGACCCACAAACTATAAAGGGAGTACTGGTGTTTTCCCTAACGAATCGTTGACACTTTCTAATTACCCTATGTGTTCTTGG